TACAACTCACGAAGTATTTCCGGATTAACAGAACTTGGTTCCGTTATCCATTTAGAGGTTTTAACATCAAAGAATGTTTCTAACTCACTCATTACATCAGCATATATTTCACTTTCATAAGCTTGGTTATAAGCATTATAATGAATACTATGTAAGTCACCGGTCACATCAGGTAAATAATCATTATCAAGTAAATACATAAACGATTCTTCATCTCCAATAACATCCCCCACATTTTCCGGTGTTAAATAAAAAATACCATCTTCAGAATAATTGTTAAATAAATCAGGACTATCATCATCAACTTCAATTTTCAAATTGGTTAATACATCTAACATATGTTGTTTTAATCGTTCAATATTTTCAGGAGTTAACACTTCAACAACATCTTGGTATATATTATCCGTGGTATTACTAAAATGTTCCCAATTATCATCATTGAATAATGCCTGTACAACATCTCTCGGAGCAACATCTCTACCACCATAACTTTTAAATAATTGACACAAATCATCTTTTTCAGATAATTGTAGATAATAACCATCATCTTTAATTTCAATATCAGATAATTGAGAAGCAATGTAATTCATTGTTGACTTATCATTCAAATTATTTAGTAAATAATTTAATATCTCTGTTTGATAATCTTCAAGTCCCCTATCAAAAGGGTCAATTAAATGCAACACTTTTCGTTTTTTGAAAAAAGATAAAATATTCTCAATACCTCCAAATAGTGATTGTAAACTTTCAAGTTCACCACTATTAAATTCATCTATATATTCTTGTACTAGTTCGTCCATATTATTTACTTGTCCATTCAGGTCTAAAGAATATTACTTTAATCCCGGTTTTTGATGTTACAACTTCTTTGAAATAATCATTAATACCCCAATTAACTTCATCTTCAACTTCCCATCCATAATCTTCATTTTTTAACGCTTCAGATAAATTATGAGTTTCACCATCAGTAATCAAAGTAACCTCACCATCTAAATCATCTACTTTAACTTTAACCGTCACAAATGGTTCATCATCATTAACACCCCACTTTGTAATGTTAATAACCTCAAAGAAAAAATCGTATCCACCATATTCGTCTATATGATGTGGATTCTGAAGTAATATGGTATTAGCAAGGTTTTTAGATTCTTCAATACCTCTCCACTCAATAAGATATCTGTAAGCTTCGTCATAAGTTAAAATTGGATTATTACTATCCAATCTAAACATATCTATAAATTGACTGTCAATTTCACCACCAAACTTACTAAAAAATTTGAATATGGTATTCTTATAAACTGATTCCGCAATGATTAATTTCATTTATTATTTAGTTTCTTAAATTATAATTATAAATAGTTAAAACTACAGAAATGGCACACCCACTTTTACATTCAAAATCATCCGCCAAAAAATTTGGTGGTATTCCGGAGGATTACATCCATTTACATAATTGGTTGGACGAGACTAAAGGGTGGTATGGACATTCATTACATAGAATGTTTAGACATCATTCTGAGGGTATATTTGAGATGGAACGACTCTTTGGACAATCATTTACAAATAGTGACGGAAAAGTCGTCTATACACGTTATGTGGGTGAACAACACGTCAAAGAGGATTGTTATAATTATATACCTACAGCCCGTGAGTGGATACTAGCAATAGATTCAAAAGAAAAACCTATGTGGATGATAAGGACTTTGGATATTAATGTAGATTAACATATTTATAATAAAAAAGATTTATGCAACCACAAATTACTGAAGAACAATTAAAATCATTAAAACTATTCGCTCTTTATCTAAACTCATACGGAGCAGAATCGGCAACTAAAGATTATTATATAGAATCTTGTGATATTGAATATGAAGATGATTATTTTCGTTCACCGGATACAAGTATATCAATCGAAACTTATGATAAAATTGATGAAGTTTTAAAAGAAATACTTGAAACTAATCAATTAATTTATAACGCCACCACAGATTGTGACCTTAGAGGACAATTAGAGATTGAAATTGATTGTGTTGAAAGAACATTAACAGCAACCGCAACTCAATGGGAATTTGAAAGTAAGGGATTTGAGTTCTCAAAAACTTTAGAAGAAATTTCTGAAGATTATAGTGAAGAAACATATAATGAAGTTTTAAGGATATTTGAACAAATTGGTGAAAATGGTGAAGGTGAAGCAAGATTTAATGGAGGTGGAGATAGTGGAGCTTTAGATGGTGATATTGATATCAACGGGTCATCTGAAGATATGCCACAACTTATTGAAGATATGTTATATAAATGGTTAGAAGAAACCGATATAGATTGGTATAATAACGAAGGTGGTCAAGGTAGTTTTATATTTAGTCCAAAAGATTCAGAAATTTATTTAAATTTAGAACAAAACTACGAAGAAAATGTTAACGTCCCACTAGACTTTAAGATACATTTTTAAAAACACAAAACCCCCTGATTTCTCAAGGGGGTTTTTTATTGATATAATTCTTTTAAATAATCACTTATTTTTTTAAACTCTACCTCAGTATTTTTTTTCTTATAATATTCATTTAATTTATCACAATTTAATCGATAAGCTCTATCGTGACCCAATCTATCCGGCACATATTTATAATTAACTTCTTTCCCTAATATTTCTGAAATCATATTAATTAAATCAATATTTTCATATCTGATACCCGAACCAATATTATAAACATCGTTAATTATTTCATCATCCAACATTAAATCAGTAATAACTTTTACATTATCATAAACATAAATCCATTCTCTAACTTGTTTTCCATCACCATAAACCGGTACTTCTTTACCTGTCTTTACACAATCATATATTTTAGGTAAAAACTTCTCGTCATATTGATGTTCACCATAGTTATTACAAGTTCTTGTCATTAAATACGGTAACCCATATGTTCTATGTGCAGACATAACCAATAAATCCGATGATGTTTTTGTTGATGAATAATATGAACTAGGTTGAAGTGAATGTTCTTCATTTGATGTTTTATTAACATCCTCATCCATATCACCATAAACTTCATCAGTTGATATGTGAACAAACTTTTTTAAGTTATTATTTTTTCTAGCACATTCCAACAAATTAAATGTCCCCTGAACATTTGTTTTAACAAATGGTAAACCATTTTTAATTGAATTGTCTACGTGAGATTCTGCCGCGAAATGGACCAAGTAATCGTATTCCCCCAAATCATCAGATGTTATATCACAGATATCTTTTTCTATAAATTCAACATTATATTTTATATTGTCTTTATTAGCACAATAAGACATATTATCAACACATACAACATCACATTGGTAGTTACCTTTAAGGTAGTTAATAAATGCCGACCCAATGAATCCGGCACCACCTGTTACAATTATTCTCATATAATATAATTTTAATACAAAACCCCCAAAAAGAAAAGGGGGTTTTTTATAGTCAGGTTGGAAGTTCAATAATAAAAATCTAAAAGAGTTTTAAAGTTTGACCGTTTAGGTTTGAGAATTTGAATGTTGAGTTTTGAATGTCCGTCTTCATCACAATCATTTATCAACGCTTTCTGTTTAATTTGTAGGGAAATGGTAGTTACCATCTGTCTCATTAAATCCCTCCCGAACACTGAACTATTATATCTCGGTATTCTGATTATGGTTATCCAAAATATCCTGAAGGTCCTCAATTTGTATCTCCATAAATTTAACCATTTCATCTCTCTCAACCACTGTTACCTCAGCAGTTTTTATCGGTGGATTTTCTCTATTTCGTGAGTAGTAATCAGCACTCACACCTTCTGTACAATCCAAAGTTTTTAATCTTGAGATTGTAGATTTTAATTCAGACAATCTGAATATCTTATCATACACCGGAGTGTTCGCCTTGTGGATTTTGGTTTTAAGTTCCACCAACTCATTACTTTTTTGATTAACCTGTTCCAACATTTCTTTTGGAGAATATGGTCTAACATTTCCAACCTCAACTGAAGTGTACTGTGACAATCTAGCGTAAAGTTCTTGGATTTCCTTAACCAATCGGTTTTTTTCTTTAAGAGCTTTCTTAACATTCATAAATTTGTTTTATTTGTTCAACTAATATAATCTATTTTTTTCAAAAGTCAAATTACCACACCTCGTACCCAAATACTTTGAATTCACTACCACGTAAATCTTTTCCCGATTCTTCCATAGGTTCCGCAATATGTTTTTTAAAATCATCAGGTTTCATTAACACTCCTTCGACAAAACCAAATGTTCTTGAACAAGAGTTTACAAAATTTAAAAATTCATCCTCACTTGAATCCGGAATATTATTGGTTAATACAAAAAAATATTCCCTCACATCGGGATAACCATAATGTAAATAATAAAACCGGTATTCCGGGTGCCTCCTCATTTGGGGGAACTCCTCGTATATCTCAGATAACAAGGAGTTCAATCTTTTAAAATATTGTGACATTAGATGTAGTGTAACAAAAGTTCAGTGTCACCTTCCCACTTTTTAACTTGAGATTTTGGAACCCAAAATTCAAATTCACCAATCTCATCTACTCGTTTCATATAATCCTCAAGGAATCTCTCAGTTTGACTTTTGTCAGTGATGTATGGGATTCTCATATGTTTAGCACAAGTCTTTCCAACACCTGTTAACATTGAGAACTCATCAGTCAATGTTTTAGCACAACATCTACAAACTTTACTTCTCCCTTTTGTCATTTTCCCTGAGAATTTGATTGCCTTTGGAGAAACAGCCAACAATCGAGTGATGTCAATAACCATAGGATTAAATTCTAACCCGTAAGTTTCTTTGATTTGTTGAGCGATTTTACGACCAATAGTAACAGTCTCACCCGGAGTAGGAATTCTGAATTTGTGAGTGTTCTCTTTATCAATATCTTTTTGGATTTGAGTCAACGCAGCGTTTACTTGTTTGTCAGACAATGTTCCGTATTTAAGTAACTTACCTTTGATTTCGTTGATGAAATTGTTCGGTCCGTCATACTTAGCAATTTTTTGTAAGTCTTCTGACATTGTCTCAACGTTAACCGTTGTTTTAACACTTTTAAGTGCTTTCTCAGCAAATTCCATTTGTTTAGGTGTTAAGCTTCCCCATCTTTGTAAAGATGATTTAAGATTTAATAAAAATTGATTAGAACCTTCGTAATTTCTAACTCTTGAAACGGTAGTGGTAGTGGTAGTTGTCATAATATCTCTGTTTTTGTGAGTACAAAGATAACACTATTATTTGACTTACCAAACTTTTTATAAAAAAAAAAGGAACTAATTGTTCCTCTTTTAATGTATTATTTCTATTTCAGTATTCTTACTTGTTAAATATTTTGGATAATCCCTCATTATATCCTGTTTAATTGTATTCTCAATATTACTTACTAATTGGGGATTATTTTGATAGTCCGGGTCAGCAACCATTTTTCTACCTTCCATTCTACCAGCTTTGTTAATCTTAACAAATATTTTAATCTTACCATCATCTTCATTAATGTCTGTAATAATAAAACTAACTCTATGAGCCGTATCACCATAACCACCACTAATCAATTTTTTAACTCCAATAAATTTATCTTTATTTCTCACAAAATCACTAACTCTTTGAGTTTCAACGTCATTTAAAGTATAAGTACCATCCATAAGACGTTCAATTTCATATTGGGAAACGTCAATAACATTTGCCTGTAATCCTGAATTGTATCTCACAGGGTTTGATTGTCCCATATGTTTTCTTGTCGTACTAGAATATGTATCTAAAGTTCTATACCACTGATTATTTATGAATAAAAAGATTGGATACCATCCATAAGATTTAATAACATAATACCATTCGTTTTTACGATTTGTATCCCACTCTCCTTCAATATTTGAACCTTTAAAAGGTATTTTAGCGGAAGCATATTCATATGCGGTACTATTAGGTGTTTTTTGTTTTTTAAATTGTCTGTAGTCCTTGAAGTTCTCTTTTGTTAGGTTTTCATAATCACCATCCGGTCTGAAGTTAGCCGTATACATTTCATAATACATATTAGCTTCACTTACCGGTAAAGCAAAATACCTTAAAGCCTCTTCAATAAACTTAATTAAAACTTTTTTAGTTTTAGCGTCCTGTTTATTTTCGTTAATATATTTGAATAAAGATATCTCCCTTTTACTTAAAGGATTTTCTTGTTCTTCTTTTAATATACGTTTAATTAAACTTTTCATTTTAGAAATAAGTTTGTTCAAAGTATAATACTTGGAACTTATCTGTTTTGTCAATCAAATCAATTGCGTTTATTAAATCATTATATTCAACAACAGCACCTTTTTGGAAGTTTCTATATTTCTTTAAGAAGTCAAATGTTGTGATGTCTGAGGTAAATAAATCTTGAGAGTTTTTGTTATATTCTTTCATAAGAGCCAACTCAATTTTATACGCACCATAAATAATATCAACTAAACTATCAAAACTATGTGATGTTGGTGCTTGTGGTATTTCCGGGATGATATTAAAATCTACCATATACTCCTGAATACCTTTAGCGTGAGTTAATTCATCATCAGCCTCATTTTTAAAGAACTCCGCAGCTTTTTTATAGTTCATATCTTGACACCAATTAGCCGCCGCTCTGTAATAGTAATGAGCAATATACTCATCCTTAATTCTGTCTGTTAATATTTGAATTGTCTTAGAATCCAATTTATATAACTCAATACCGTTTGTTTTTGTTTCAGTTGGTTTAGTTTCTTCTTTGGTTTCTTTTGATGAATCCATTTTTTTAATGTTATCCATAAATTTATCTTTTAATGTGTCTTCCGCCATTTTATTTTCCTATTATCAGGTCGTCAAACCCTAGTTTATTCATTCCCCCAACTTCTTCTTCATCTTTCAATTCGTCATACATATAGGCTTTAACAACCGATGAAATACTTTGTTCCGCCTGAGCTATTTTACTCTCCATCCAATCATCTAATTGTTCGTTCTCATCTTCTTCCATCTTCTCCCACATTTTCTCAGCCAACTTAGCTATGGTGAAGAGTTGTTGTTTTGCCATATATGAACCTCTACCATTATCTTCTTTAATAGTTTTCATTTTGGTAACCAACTTTTCAAGTTGTTTTTCAGTTAATACAATATCCTTCATATTCATTTTATTTATAAATATCATAGAAAGCAAAAAACCCCCACATTATGTGAGGGTTAATTTTAGGGCCGACTGAGATGTCGGCGACTCCACCATCCTGTTTTGTGAGAACTAGGAAAACTCAACACTTGATGAAACTCTAAGTCCATCAATTTCTTTATCATAATACTTTGACATATTAATAAAACTTGGTCGGTAATTAGGTTGTTTACGTTGTTCGGCAATATAATTTTCATCCAACACATAACCATCCGGTTGTCCCCACTCCAAAGCCATCTTAATGAACTCTTCGGTGTCTTGTAATTCACCATATTCGTCCACAACTCTACCTGAACGAATGAACTTTAATAGTTCTTCCTTATTACTATAGAATTTACCATCTTGAAAGTTCCATAGGAATTTCCAACCACCTGAACGTTTACCAATATGAATGTTTAATCCATCGATAAAATTGTCCCACGGACTCCAACGTTCAAAACCTTTTTCAATGGTTCTAAATTCATTGTAAATTTGTCCCGGTGAGAAAATATCCATATCACTGACTTGTTCAGCCAATTCAAGGTATTTCTCTCTAACAACTTTTTGTTTCGGTATTCTGTAGTAATTTGTACTCATATCTTATATTATTTAGTAACTAACGCCTCTACTTTACTTCTCATATGGTCCGCCAATGTCATATCAAATGTTGATGTAACAATAACCGAATCCACCAAATATTTGTGTGGAACGTGAATTAAGAAATCACTTCCATTGAAGAACGTCAAATCGTTTTTCAACTCAAGACAACCCTGAACCATCTTCAAGAATAATTTGAATTGGAGTGCATCCACGAATGTCTCGTGTAATAGTTTCCCGAACTTCTCGTTCTCAATTCTGATTGTATAATTTGATGTTGTCATATTTTCTAATTTAGATTACAAAGATAATACTATTTTTGATTATACCAAACTTTTTTTCAATTTATTTTCATAATACAAATGGAACTTGTTTATCTCTACTAAACCACTCTTCTAATGTGAAGACATTATGTTCAATATCACTAATATCTTGTTTGTTTAACCATTCACCAAATAATTCAACGTGGTTATGTTCCTTAAAGAATTTTTTATCAAATCGTTTTAACACGTCATAAACAAATTCATCTTTTCCTTTATACTCAAAAGGAATGATTGCGGTTCCTGAACAGGGTTCTCCACCCCAACTATATCTATAAATTAACTTTACCATTATTTTTAATTTTATTGTTCCATTGTTGGTTTTAACCATAACCCTTTATCTTTAAAGATGTATGTCTTAAGTAATGGGAATTCATCAAGAACTCTTAATGTTTCCAAAGTATCGTGTTTAAAACATTTGAATAATTCCTCTCTAATTCTTTCCGTTGAAACCACACTCATCTTCTCATCATAGTTGTAAACCATCATTGTGATTGCCATTGTTCCCGGAATCGTAAATCCTTTTGTGATTGAAAACCTAATAGCCCTTAAAATTCTGAGTGGGTCATCATTAAATGTTGTCTCCGTTGGTAATGGTGTTCTCAAAATTTTATCTTTCAAATCCTCAAGTCCATTGAAGTAATCAATGATTGTTCCATCCTCATCTTTAGCAAGAGCATTCAGGGTAAAGTCACGTCTCTCCAAATCATCATATAACGTCCCCGGTTTAACAATTGGTGTTCTTGTTCCCGGAATATATCCAACTTCTTTACGAGCCATTACGAAGTCCGCAACACCACTATACTTGTGGTCCTTTGGAAATTTAGCTCTGATGGTAAAACAATCTGCCGTGATTAAGAATATTTCAAACTTCTCATCTTTCAAGTATTGTTCCAACATAGAGAACATAGATTCCGCAGTATCAAAGTCCTGTAACAATTTGTCGTTAGGAACCGCAACGTAATCCACGTCTTTAGATTCAAGGCCTAAAATCTCGTCTCTAACTTTTCCACCGACCTCGTAAAACTTAAACATATTTTTCATCTTAATACTCTGTTATATTATACATACCACATATTCTATGTGACCTACCATATTCATCTTTGAAGGTTATACATCCGTCTTTCTCCACATACTTTTCAGTATAGAAACTTGTCTCTTGACTTTTGTTACCTGGAATGGTGATTTCATATAGGTGACCTCCTTTTTTTATTTCACCAATCAAAAATCCTCTATAACCAACAATACCAATAACAACTAAAAAAATTGCTATAATAAACACAAATACCCAATTTCTCATCTTAATCTAATTTTTCGTTAATAACTCCCGCAAAAACACCAGTACAAAACCCAATACCAATAAACAAAATTCCCGGTATTTGGTGAAATTCACCACCACACAATATAACCGAAAGGATTAATAATCCGGTTACAACACAATACAATCCGATTGACAAAGCAATCCCTCTAAACATATTATTCATCTTATCTAACTAATTAAATTCCCGACAAAGATAATACTTTTTTTTATATAAACAAAAAAAACCTCAACAAAATTTACTCTGTTGAGGTTTCAATGTGTCCAACCGTAAGAAAGGGGTTGTTGGCTTGTGAGATTATAAATATCCCATAAAATTAGAAAAGTCAATCTTTTTTTAAAATTCTTGTAATTAATTTACATAATTGGTCACTTTTATCATCAAATGGTAGATTTTTAAGGTCAAAGTACCCACATTCGGTATGTTCGTCCCCATCAAAAGCATTTTCTAAGTCCGGATTTATCTTCTTATCAGTTTCCATTAAAAACACATACATCAATCCTTTAATCTCGGAACCATCACGATTATATCTTTTAATAAACCCTACTAATTTTAAATCATTGTCTAAAGTATAGTTTGTTTCTTCCTCAAATTCTCTTTGAATTCCGTCCATAGGATGTTCATCTTTTTCCAAATTACCACCAGGTATACTCCATTGTCCGGGCAAAGTACCTGTAGCATTTCTTTTACAAAGTAATACCTCATCACCACATTTGACAATTACACCTGAATATCGTTTTACTTTTTTCATTTTATGTTTTTTTGTGTATTTATAAGTATATGGAATTAACAATAAACAAAAATAAATTTAAAGTCAAAACTGTTCTATCATCAAAAGACACTAGTCGTGGTATGATGAATAAACGATTTGACAATACCTTTAATGGTATGTTATTTATTATGTCTGAAGGTCAACACTGCTTTTGGATGAAAAATTGTTTGGTGAATCTTGATATAATCTTCATTGAAGATGATATTATAACAAAAATTCACCACAACTGTCCCCCTTGTAAAACCAAAGATTGTAGAAACTATTGTGGTGAAGGTGATATGATACTTGAATTACAGGGTGGTACCTGTAAACAATTAGGTATTAAATCCGGAGATAAAGTTATTCACTACGACTGATTTATCTTTTCCTGTAATAATTTCACAAACTCATTCTGAATCATTTTTGTAAACTTAATATAAGGAGCGTCTTCCGATTCTCTATTGTAACCACCGGTACCTTTTGGTGGACGATTACTTCTACCCATAAAGTTTAATCCCGATATGTTTGTAATACATTTGTGTCCTCCACTATTTGCCTGAATAAAATCCCAAGCATTTACCTTAATGTTATCTAACATTTGTCTATGTTCTTCAGGTAATTCAGAGAAAGGTCTCTCCATCATCTCGCCGATGTGAATTAATTCCTCTTTACCATCTTCCTTATTCTTATATTCCTTACCATATAACGCAACAAAATCTTTAAAAGTAAATCCTGTTGATTCCGGATTAAAATCTTTTGACGATTCTGAAATCCATTTAATTGTTGAAAGGGATATCTCTCTTTGTTTTAATTGGTCCTCCCATTTTGATAATACCTCTTGGGCAATCTCACCTAAGTTCACACCTTTTAATTGACGTTCACCTTTGAAGGGATTACAAGAAGCCTGAACTAACCCTAACGGCCAAGCAATAACAATAAAGTCGGCTTCAGGATTATTTTTGAATGGTGTGTATCTATCGTAAGAACCTGGCTTAAACATCGAACCACCACCATATTGAACAATAACATTACCTAATACCTTAACATTAGGATTAGTTTGCATTGATTTAACATACTCATCTTTATTTGTTTCAAGTTGTTCCGGTTTAGCATAACCTTTCTCAACCATTATTCTTTTAATTGTGTGAAGTATATTCAATAAGGATGGTGAGCATTCCATAACCAAAGTTTCTAAAAACCCTGGCTTATTCTTAAATGCCAATAATAGTTTGTTAACAACCAAACCCATTAACATTTTATTTTTCTCTAATGATTTTTCTTTGTCTAATCTAAATAAATAAGATATTACCTCATCCACCGAAATGTTATTAGTTGCATAGTTTGCAGAATCAACAGTTGATATTAGTAATATATCTGAGGATGGAAACAATTCTTTTGGTGAAACAACCTGAGAGATTGTCTCAACATTTGAACGAGAACTTCTAAAAGAGGTTGATTTGGTATCTTCAGCTCCGGCTTGTCTATCGTGGTGGTCTGTGTGAATCACAAACATTGGTTTTCCGTGAGCAAAATCAACCAAGACAGGCATCACGTCCCCTTTGGCATCATTCTTCTTTACAGCAAACTCTTTATCACCATATTGGATAATATGAGCATCGATTACATCAATACCATTATTTTTGAGATATTCTTTCATCGCAATTGCCGTAGTCACACCATCTAAATCTTGGTGAAAATATATTTCAGCTTTCGGATATCGTTTAGCGAGAGATTTAATATCTCTTAAACCACTCTCAATTATAAGTTTTTTCATTAATCTAACCCAATAAAATGTAATCCTTTATCTATAAAGTCACCTTCATCTGACATACATTGTTTAAAAAGTTTAATATCTTCAGGATTTAACTGTCTATTAGTTTCAATCCAATTACCATTTGCGGGACTCAATCCTGCTTTTAATTGAAACTTTTGAATCGCCTTTTTAGTATTAACATCAATTTCACCAGTAATTGGAAGTTTAAATCCTTTCTTGTTTAGGAAACATTGAATACCTTTTCTTATCTTATACTCTTCATCTTGTTCATTAACTAATCCGTATTTTAAACGAATATCACTTTTTTCTTCTTCAGAAATTATAAATCTTTTTGACATAATTGTGTTTTTAATTATAAATATCCGGGAAATAAAAAAAGAGGATGTTACTCCTCTTTTAATTCTAACTCTAATTGTTTCCGGTCCTCAATAAACGCATTAACTCGTTTTCTTGCTATGTCGGTATAGTTTGGAGATAACTCAATTCCCAACCATCGTCTCCCTAATGTTTCCGCAGCAACCGCTGACGTTCCACTACCCATAAAGGGGTCAAGGACTATATCATTCTTATATGTTAATATTTTAATAGCTTTTGACGGTATGTCTAATGAAAAAGTCGCCTTTGTTAATGATTTGGTATCAGCAAAGTATTCCCATCTTCCGAACACCAAATTCATAAACTCTTTCTTATCTTCAGGTTGATAGATTGTTTTAATAACATTCATACCTTTATCATTTACAATCTCTGTTGGAACACCTGTCCATTGAGATTCACCTTTGGTTAGTTTCTTATTAGTTTTCTTGTAAGCCAATATGATACATTCCTTTGGATTATAGATGTATGGACAACTAGCACTCATCCAACTACCCCAAGCGGTTTGTCTAACTCTATGAGGACTATCTTCTGTAAGGTCAACCATCCCGAAGAATTTAAATCCAACTTGTTTCATTATCATCCAAAACTCTGCGTTGAATAATATTCTTCCTCCTCGTTCTTGAACGTTCATTTCAATTGGGACGTTTATTGCAACTCTACCATCATCTTTTAACACCCTGAATACCTCACTTAACCAATCAATAGTGAATTTCCAATACTCGTCCATAGGAATACTATCATTATAAACATCATACTTAATCCCCGCAGAATATGGGGGACTAGTCACCACCATATCAATACAACCTTCCGGTAATGTTTTCATTACCTCAACACAATCACCATTTATAATCTTTCCTGTTTCTATCATATTACTCTTTTAATTGGTATTCCCAACCATCTTCTTTTTTAATTGGTGTTATTTCTAAATCCAAAAACACCGCATTTTGTTCACCAGCGTATAACCCTAATATATTATAATCGTAAAACTCTTCAGCCTCACCCATAGTCATTAGGTCTCTCTCTTGTAGAATGTTTAATATTTCTCGTTTCGAATATAACATCTTTCTTCCCGGAGAACCAAAGTCCTCCACAATCCCAACGATTGCACCTTCTAATCCATCTAATAGAACCGCACCTTCCGCGTATTCATCAATATCAACTGTTACTCTCAAGACGTTCAATTTTACGGGTTAAATACCACAACGCTTTTTTCATATCCTGAAGTTCTTTGTCAGTGTCTTTCTTACCCGCTCTTGCAACATATTTCACAACATTGAAGATGTAAGCATCTTTATCAAGACCCCAAGCTTCACAAACTTTTACAACCTCATATGG